GCGATTATGTTGCAATGGATTGTCAATGCACACCGCAACGAGATGCGTACACCGCTTGCCTCGATTGAGATGCTGAAGCCAGAGTTAATGCCACGACTGATCGCTCACGCAGGGCAGGTCAACACCTACACAATGAGAACCAGAGGCTACGCAACCGACAGCGAGATAGGTCGGTCACGCTCTGCCAACAAGGAGATCAAGGTGCTTGAGTTGTGTGTTCGTGACAAGGGTATGAGCATCGAGGACATCCGAGGTTGGGCTATCGCTGAAGCTAGGAATGGTGCAGATGCTATCTTTATCGATAACCTTCTATCGATTAACGATGGTGGTAAGAAGTTCGACAGCAAGACGTTGATGTATGACCACTTCATACGAAAGTTGCGTGACCTTCGTGACGAGTTGGCTATACCTATCATCATCCTTGCACACCCGAACCAGAACAACGAAGTAGCTTGGAGTAAAGATGTAGAGAACTTTGCCGATGTGATTCTGTTCCTAATGAATGTACCTTATGAGGGTATGCAGGTGAATGGAAAGAACATACAGCACGAGGGTGACGGACACGTTATCGCTAGGTTCCAGAAGAACCGACAGGGTATCAGCCCGACAGCGAGCCTTCACTTCAACAAGCAATATCAAACCTTTGAACATAAAGAATGGCACTAAAAAATAAATTAAAAAAATAGGAGATATAATGTGGATACTACCAAAACAATTACACACCTTAGCCTCTGTGCGGGTTATGACGGAATCGGACTCGGACTTAAGAGAGTTCTGCCAAACCTGCGAGAAATCGCTTATGTGGAGATCGAAGCCTTCGCAGTGGCGAACTTGGTGTCGAAGATGGAGTCGGAACAAATTTATGCAGCTCCTATATACACGGACGTTAAGACCTTCCCATACAAAGAGTTTTGTGGAAGAGTGGACATCTTATCAGGAGGATTCCCTTGTCAACCCTTCAGTAATGCTGGAGTTAAAAAGGGTGTTGAAGACTCTCGCCATCTCTATCCCTACATCAGCAGAGGAATCAGAGAGTGCAAACCTAGAATTGTTTTCCTCGAAAACGTTGAAGGAATCATCTCAAGCAAAACAGAAGACGGAGAATCAGTTCTCAAGTATGTCCTCAGCGACTTGGAAGAAATGGGTTACCGGGCAACGGCAGGAATATTCTCAGCGTCTGAAGTTGGCGAACCTCACCAGAGAAAGAGAGTCTTTATCTTGGGCTACTCCCGACACGATGAACTTTCCAACACCGAGTGTAGTAGGTTGCGTAGAGGGAGGCGTAGCGAAGAATGTGGAGATGACACCAACAGGATTCAAAGCAACAAGAAAGAACGGAACGAGTTACGGAGCGAAGTTAAGAGATGCGGTTCTAACATTTCCAACACCATCAGCGTCAGACGAACAAAATTACAGACTGCAAGGAAACAGTCAGGCAGCCAGATGTTTAAGTGCATTAGCGAGGAGAGGAGAACTGTCGCAAGACCAAACGAACCACAATACGAGTGGGAAGAACCACGCACTAAACCCAGATTGGGTAGAACAGCTAATGGGGCTTCCTGTAGGGTGGACAGACTTAGGCTCTTGGGGAACGGAGTCGTGCCAGACACAGCAGCAGTAGCTTTTAAAACTCTTATAGGGAGACTCATTGATTAAATATGTTTACAGAGAGGATGGAGTCCGCAAGGTCAAGGAGTTTCCTTACAAAAGTTCACGAAAAGGTATTGACTACAAGCAACTAGATCCATATTATGAATGGATAAATAAAAACAGACACACCGAGTGGTTGGGTTTGTTTATAACAAGAGACTAACTAATAGGAGTAACACAATGGGACTAACTAACAGCGAAACAAGTAACAGCAAGATAGTAACAATCGTCAAAGGTAAATTCACTATCCGTTTACCAGACGACAGCGACAACCCCAAAGCAGTAGAGCGTGAGCTTACTATGGGTGTCAACGCAGGTAAGATCGTAAAAGAACTACAGTACACAGGCATCGAGGGTACAATCGAGCGGTGTTATGTAGACGAGTCAGACTATGGTGCAAACTTCATCACCGAACTTATTGATGATGAGGGTGCAAGATTCAAACTGCAGATAGCACTCGACTCGCAGTTCTTCGGTCAGTATACGAAGCGTATGCCTAACATCGATGCAGCCAAGCCTTTATTCTTAGGGCTAGGGTATGATCGTGAGCGAGGTCGTAACTTCCTTTATGCACGACAGGGTGAAGAGAAGGTATCTATGGCTTATACCAAAGACAACCCCAACGGACTGCCTGAACCAACCAAGAAAACTGTGAAGGGCAAGGAAGTATGGGACTGGGAAGAGCAAGAGAACTTCCTGTACGAAGTAGCTATGGACTTCTCATCCAAGTTGGAAACCTCTGACGTTCCCTTCTAAACGAAGTTATTATAATGAAACTTCCCCACAACAGAACGTGGTACACCAAGAAGCTCGTTGAGAAGGCGAAGCGGTGTGTCAAGTTGCGTGATGATTATACCTGCCAGTACAGCGGACAAGTTGTATCAGGTTCTAACTGCCACGCAAGCCACGTTCTGAATGTGGGAACTCACAAGTGTATGGAGCTAGACCCTACCAATATGAAGGTTCTATCTTCCTACTACCACCTGCATTGGTGGCACAAGGATGTACTACACTCTACCGAGTGGTTCAAAGATAAGTTCCCAGATCGTTACGAGTATCTAATGATGATGGCGAAACTTAAATGTAAGATACCAACAGTAACCCTAGCCGAGCTGCACGAGACAACAAAAGCTGATGGTTCTGACTATGGGCAAGCGTATTACACAATGATACAGGAGATGATAAATGGATAAAGAATTTTATTACGAACTGATCGGTGCAGCACTTATAGGTTTAACCTTTGCTTGTTTGTTCCTTGAACTAAAGAAGTACTTTTAATGTTACCAACAGACGCACAAGAGCGTAAGAATATACCAGTCTACACAGGCTTCATTAAATACTTTCCCGATGCTATCATTGAGGTCACAAAACAATCAGCATCAGGTAGCAAGCAACATCACGGAGACGAGGTGTGGTGGGATAAAAGCAAATCGAAAGACGAACTAGATTCACTAATGCGTCATTTGCTAGAAGGGGACTGGGCTGCGGTGGCTTGGCGGGCAATGGCTAACCTGCAAAGGGAGTGCGATGAAAGAAAAGGAACGCAAGATTGCTAAGAGTTTGGCTGAACTCTATCCAGTATTGGGTGAGATGATAGAGCCAGACAACCAGTACAGCCCGTATGACTTTGAGTGCAAGCTGTATATCATCGAGGTCAAAGCTAGGGATGCAGACTACCCGGACTGGTTGATAGAGAAAGTTAAGTTCGATAAGAATCTTGTGTTGTCCAGAGATATGAACAAAGACTTCCTGTACCTCACGGAGTATGGTGGTATTGGTTACATCTACAACGTCAACAAGTTGGTAGAGAATAACTATGAGTTCAAGTGGCAAATGAAGCGACTGCCCGAAACCACCGAGTTCAATCGATGCAACTGGGTAGAGAAAGAGGTAGGATTTTTAGACAAAAACTCAGCAAGAAAGGTAAAGTTAAATGGCATATAGTAAGCGTAAAGCAGTAATGATCGAGCAGCTAGTAAAGCTGTACGACCTTGAAACAGTAGCGGATGGGTTAGAGATAACAGTTGAGAGTGTTAAACGAGCTATAAGATATGCGAGGAACGTATGCTTGAAGTAACGGTTAGACTAAACGATGTATCTGTGACAAAGAGAATAGACAGTGATTCGGTTGATGACTGCGTAGAACTAGCAGCATCTGGTATGTCTTTTTTGTATGGTTATACCATCGACCTGTTGTTATACGAAGAAGCAGAGGATGATAACATTTACTGCGAGGGTATCGAACCCTTAGAAGAACGAGAGATTGATGGACTGTAACTGGTCTAGAATCTGTACCAGTCTAGAATCTGTACCAGTCTAGAATCTGTACCAGTCTAGAATCTGTACCAGTCTAGAATCTATACCACATAAGAGGGGCTAGTCGCCCCTTTTTTATTTATCCAACTTAATTACTTTAACGTAAGTTGAACCCCGATAGTTGAGAGTCACTTCCATTGTAAACCTCCAATGTTAGTGCGTTCCTTCGCTCACTATGAGTTACTTCCGAGCGTCACCGCAGGTAAGGGTCAAAATTAAACCCTTCACACGTTGGACAGCTTGAACGATCTTAATACCAATATATAAATATTAAATTCATTGTCAAGACTTTAATACTAAGATTTGGAATGTGCCATTCTTTTCTATGCTAGGATTCTTTTCCCACGCCAACTGTAATACTTCACTTCTATTATACTTACCTGATTCTACTACCGCTTCGTTGCCCTTCCAGTCGACAATTTTATACATAGACATACGTCCTCCGTTAATGGTTAAAAAAAAAGGACAACAGTAGTTTTAACGATGTGTCCTGCACCGCAAGAAGAAGGGGAAATGAATAAACCCTTCTTGGGAACTACTTAACCTGAGAACTACCGAAGTAAAACCCGACCAGAGCAAGCATCGTTTGCCGAACCTCTGGTAATAAAACGTATCCTTGCAATTCAATCCAGCCATTTCCTTTATCGAATAAGTTCCCAAACAGGAATCCAAATAGACCGCTTGATGCGTTAGCTTCGATAGTAACTGGCTCGTTGAAAAACGCAAGAACGAATGGTGCAAAAATCACAGCAAACAAAGTACACAACGCAATCGTTCTACGGACAACTGCACCTGCCACCCCATCACGACTAGCCGCACGATCAGCAGAATCATCAGCTACCCCTTGCTTCTTGAGCATAGACTCTAGTTGAGCTGACTGGGATTGAGCTTGGGCTGCGATTAGTTTCATAACGAAACCAGATAGTGAGCCACCTAACATTGCGATTAATTCAACAGACATTAGTAGCCTTTTTTCATAGACATTTTCTTGCCAGTTTTCTTGGCTTCTTTCTTGGCTGCTTGCATACCCTTCTTGGTATACTTAAATACTTTCTTCCCTACCTTTGGCATAACTATCTCCTTACCATTTAACTTTATTCGCCCAGTATGCCGCAGACATTACACCCTTTGCAATGTTCTTACGATGCCGAGCCTTGAATGATTTACGTTTCATCTTCATACGCTTTGACTCACCCGCTTTAGGTTTGCCCGCAGTAGAAGCTCCCTGTTCTCCAAATCGAATTGTCTTTGTCTTGCTACCTGATTTAGCCACAACAACGTGCGACTTCTTGGGATGACCGGGTGTACGCTTTGGTTTGTTGTAACCGCTAACACCTATACGTTTTAGTAATGACTTGCTCATTTTTTAAATCCTTTTAAAATTTGTTGTAAAATATTTTTTTGTTCTTGTGTTGCTTTTGCCGAAGGGTCGCCAGAATAAATACGAGCTAATATAGTTTCACGCATAGCATTTTCATTAGAGGAATATTCAGTTCCTCCAAAAAATTCTTTTTGCTCTGGAGTAACATTAAAATCTAAGTTTACATTTGAGTCACGCAGTTTTAATCTAAATGCTTCATTTTTTTTAACAGCATTTCTTTCTGGTGCGGTCAATGTAGAGTATGGATTCATTATAACTTTACCATCTTCAGCCGCCATACCTGTTACATTTGGGTTTGTTTTAAAGTATTTATCTTCACCTTCATAAAGTTTTTTGCGTTCGCTGTAACCTAAATGTGACCATTGTGTATTTTTTTTCATCTGTAACTCGCTGTTTTTTTGGCAATCTTCTTGGGTTGCTTAACAAACTGCTTACCCTTCTTTGTTCCTGCACGTTTGGCTTTGGATGTAGCCGAATACTCAGCAGGTGTGAGGGCTTTGATCGCAGCTTCAGGTAAGTAACGCTCGCCTGTCTCGCTAGACTTCTTGCCAGATTTAGTACGCCACTTCTGCTTTGTCCACTTCTTCAATGACTTCTGTGATGGCTTCATCGATACCCTCCTCCTGCTTTCTTATATCTCATAGCTAATAACTGTGCCTTACGAGCTGACCATTGTCCGGGTCTACCACCTTTGCCTCCTGCCTTGATAGCTTGGAACATACGCTTACGCATTGTAGGCTTGGTATAGTTGCCAGCCTGATTAACTTTAGATGTGTACTTCTTCTTCATTTAAGTAATTTTCCACTCAACAATGCTATGCCCGCCAGAACTATCCCTACAAACAACGCACGACCAATCATCAAAGAGGTTGTATCTACAATCTTTAGTATCTGACCCAAGATGGGAAGGTGCTTGCTTTCTATATATTTAGATGCAGTCTCCACCCACTCTTTCTCTCTTATGCTAAACTGTCCGTCTTGTTTCATAATGCAAACTTTCTCTTTATAAATAATAATGTGACGGATGCTAGTAGAACAAAGCTAATACTAGCGGGTTCAGGCACATTGCAATCTGTTACTTCTTTGTTAAAAAATTTAAAAACTTCCTTACCTTGCTTCCCTTTGGTAAAAACATAGTTACCATTGACAGGATACCAAGAATCCCAATCCCAATCACAATCAGGTTTTCCTTTATCGCCTCTAAAATAATCTTTAAATAAATCATATTGAGCTGGCTTCTCTTTCTTCGGCTCGTGCGTCTGGTGTTTGAACGGATTGCTTAATGACATCTCTTGCTTCTTTCTGTTCAGGCGTTAGTGCTTCGTATGCTTTCTGCATTTGTCTTTCTTTGCCAACCTTAACTCCCAAGAAAGATGTGGTGGTTGGTATAGCCACACCTTCATACTTACTTCCTATCGGTGGTGTAATAGTACCCGTCTCCACCAACTCATTCACCAATGGCTGTGCAACCTCGACTGCCTCAACCCAATTATCAGCGACCGCATCAGCTTGGAAGTAGACTCCACTACTCATAGCTATACAGCCACTCATTCCTATACTCTGAGCCTGTGCTACCACAGACTGTACTACTGTTTCCCTAGCTATCGATTCGGTGGCAATGTGGTCACGAACATCGAAAGACTTGCTAGTGCTTTCATCAGAGCTATAAACATCTCCCTTAGCACCCGACCTAGTGATCGTGCCTTTGATAATAACTTCTTCACCATCTGAAAAATATTCACTCATCCCCTAATCCGTAAGCCTCGCTAGCTAGTAAAGTGTTTCGCTCTGCTATAGTTAACCAGTCGTCAATAGTATATCCGTGTAATCCGAGCCAGTCTTCCCAATCCTGCATATCATCATAAGTTATAGCGGGTGTGCGGTAGGTTGCCGCTTGCATTGCCGCAAGTGTAATAACAACTGTAGTGCCGTCTATCGATAGAACCTGACCTATCGTGTACTCACCTAGTGTCTTGTACTCAGTTGGGTTGCCTTCCTCATCAACTTCTTCTACAGCCCAGTTAGCATAGTCAGGCATTTGTTGATTGAGAAAATCTACTGGTACTTCTAGGAATGCGTAAGCTACCCCATTGGTGTGGAGAAACTTATCGTACTTGTGTGGCTCAACTACTTCTTCATCCAACATAACTTCTAGTCCTTGTTAAATCATCACCTGTTAATGCACTAGAGTAGTCTAGTATCTGAACAATGTTGCCATTGTCTTTACGAACAAATGTTTCTGTTGCAGTTGCATTGTTGATAGCAAACAACTGTGCTGAGGTTAAACTGTTAGTAACCATAGCTACACCGCACTCAGAGCCGTTGTGAACGAACCCTCCGGGGTTGCTAATAGTTAGGTTACCTGTAGCATAGTCTGCACTCACAAGCGAACCTGCTGTGTCTGCTACACGAGTACCCCAGAAGGTTGCTGTACCACCAGAGCCTACTGTAACTGTGCCGTCATTGTTATTAGCAGACAAGTCCTGTACTGTAGTTGTACCAATGTCGCTTTGAAAGTCATACTCGACTGCAACAGAACCTGATATAGTTAGCTTCCAAGTTTTAAATTGACCATTAAAAAATTCAGAGTCACCACTTCTTGCACCTATAATCGGATTAGCTATAACTATGTTACCTAAGCTAGAAGCATCTTGAGTCGCTACAGAAGAATCATTAATATAATAATTAACTGTATTCCCATCTCTAACTACTTTATATGTATTAAAATCTGACCTATCTGTTGGCGTTATAGTTTGAACAATTAAGTTATTGTTACTATCTCTAAGAGTTACATCAATCGATTCACCAACAACAGTCTTAAATTGAAAAATATCGTTACCTTCCACCATACCGAATGGTCTGCCATCACCAGTTCCCGAACTAGAGGTAGCTAATGTTGTTTCAAACTCCCAAGATGTACCGAGTGTAAATCCAGATGCTAAATCAATGTGGTCAGCCGCACCATCAAAGGTAGCAACCTGTGTAGTCTTGGTGTTGAGTGCGGGGATGTTATTAGTAACCAATGTTCCTGTACCAGAAACAAGACTATTAGAAACTCTATCGTAAAACTTACCTGCTTGAGCGGAAACATAATCAATAACTAGTGTTCCATCTTTAACAATACTAAAACTTTGGATGTCACAATCAGCATTAGCTGTTCCAACATTATTACTAAATATACGCAAGTCAGCAGTTTGACTTACACCAGTTAAATCAATAGATGTTGTCGTTCCATTCAATGTAGCGGAAGTAGAAGTAATTTCAAGGTCTACAAATTTATCTTGTATACTAGCTGTCGTTGCTAAATCGTGTCCACCATTTGGTGTAACAAGCCTCATTTGAGTGTTGTTTTGATAAAACAAAAATCTTTGAGACGCAGTTGCGTTGTAAATCCCAAATAAATAATCTTGGTTGTCGCCCCGCCATAAAAACCTTGCTTTTAAAACAATGTTAGCTGAGTCAATTCTAATACCTGTATCTACCGAACCATCATTAGCAGTACTACGGACAGCAGGTGTAAATCCATACTGGTGATTCCAAGACTCAATGCCATCAAGCGTAGCCCAAGTTGCCCCGACTATATTGCCATTAGCTCCATTACCGCTTACATCATAAGCTACAGAGCCAGAGCCTTCTACTAATGGTAAATGAAGGTTTGCACCTACAGAAGAATTAGATACAGAAACATTAGATATTTTACCTCTCCAAACTAATCCAGTTCCCCTAGCACCGATTTGAAATCCATTAGCCCCTCCGTGAGCACCTGCATTTCTTGTAGTTGAGTCTGTTTGTGTTGTTCCATCTGTTAAATTTTCTAAAACAAAATTTGTTACACCACCGTTTGCAGCATAAGTTATTGTGCTTCGATAAACTTTATTTAACTCTATAGCAAATAATTCCGTTGCAACAGCGTTTACCTTTAAAAAATTATTTTGCGTAAATAACCTATAACTTGAATTGCCAACTGAGTGAATAACTTGTGTTCCCGCTAAATCCTGTAGAAAGGTTGCTGTAATGACACAAGAGCCCAAATTATTTGCAGCATCTGTTGTTAAATCTACTCCACCCGCTGAGTCAACTTCTACTCTATCTCCGGAGCCATCAAAATCAAGGCAGTTAATACCAGTAAGCGTGGCATCCGTACCCTTGCTGTTTGCAAGCGTTTTGCCATCTGCCGTAGGTGCTTTAAGCCAAGACGTTATGTTGGTGAAGGAAGGCAACAACCCTCCAACACCAGCACCGAATGAACCGAAGCCCGCTCCAAACGAACCAAAGTTCATTACACTTCTCCGATTGACACCACATTAATTATCGCAGAGGTAGCAATACGCTCACCTGCACGAACAATAGTAGTGTAAGAACTCCCAAATGTAATCAGCTTGCCGAGCGTGTATCCAGTCCCAGTCCCATCAGGAACAGTAGATGTCCCATTAGGTGTTACTGATACATACGCATCTGCTGCTGTTGGTGTGATTACAACGTGACGATCGCTACCTGAATCCCATACAGTTGTAGATGCAGCTGCTAAGTTTTGTGCTTGTGATGCATTCAAATGTGCATACTGCATATTATTATTGTATCTGTCTTGTGCTAACATTATATCTATCATACTTTACCTACCTTACCTTTATGTTAATTCCCTATTGCTATACAAGTGGTTGTAAAAACACCGCCAAAATCATCAAGTCTATTAAAATCAAATCCACTTGTAGTTAAATTAGTTGTATTCCCTGACATTCCTCCATAAGTAACTGCAAAACAATTATTTGGAAATGCAGTTGGGAATGTAAAGCTTTCAGTATTATCTATACTTGATGTTGCGTTAAAAGTTTTAATAATTAATGTATCTGTTCCTGTAGTTAAAGTTAAAATTTTACCATTAGATGTGCGTGTTCCAGAGCCAGTTCCATCTGTTGCAAAACCTGAAATTAAACTAGCTATTTGACTATCTACATACGCTTTAATTGATTGCTGTGTAGCAAGAGCAGTTGCATCATCAGAAACCAAATCATCTTCATCAAAAACAGTAACTTGTTGCGGTGCTGTAGTAGAGCCACTTGTGTTACCTAATACACGCAGGTTATTTATGTTTTGCATTTTAGCTAAAGTAATAGCACTATTATTAACCTGTGCTGTACCTACTGCATTGTCTGCAATCTGGGCTTGTTCAACAGCGTCATTAGCAATCTGTGCTGTATCTACCGCATCATCAGCTATAAGAGAGTTGGTAATACCATCATCCTTAACGCCTACTTGGTTGTTAACAAGTTGCAAGCCACGGCTAGTATCAACGGATGCAGAGCCTTGAATCTGTGCAAGCTCTGTTATGCTACCATTGGAGTCAAATCCTAAAATCTTACCAGCACGATCTGTAGCAGATGTGTCCACGTTGTATGTGACAGTATCCGCATCAGTTACAGGGAATGTAATTGAGCGACTGAACTCGTCATTCTGCTGTTGGTTCTGTGCTACAACCCGGTCAAACGCTTTGTTCAACGCTGTGGGGTCGATGGTTGCACCTTCCTGTAGGTCGTACTCTTGAGTGTATGCAACGTCACGCTCGACTGTGTACTTGTCACCAGCAGTAGAACTAGCGATTGTTACTGTGCAACCCTGTGCCGGGTCACCATTGGTTGCAGCGATCTTAAAGTTATCAGCACCGACCACGCCTGATGTGGGAGTAAGCTGTGTGATCACACCAGCAGATGTTTCTCTGGCAACCTTGATGTCACCAAACTTCTTAGTTGTACCCGAATCACCAGCCAGAACTGTATCGAAAAAGGGTAAACTAGATGTCAAAGATGTTGTTCCCGCTGCTGGGGAAAAACTAACTTTATTTGTTGTACCAGACAATGCCATAACCAAACCTCGCTTGTTGTTATATTAAACTCTTTATATTAATGTCAAGAAAATTATTAAGGTAAATCTTTTGTTTTTATTAAAAAACTAGAAATACCAACTACATCTGTAGCTACTGATGTTACTGCATCTAAAACGCCTAAATCTTCATATACAGAATCAAATAACCCTTCTGCTGAAATAGGAGTTATTGATCTTAAAGCTCCCTCAACCCTAGAAGTTAAAGGATCATTACTAAATTCTTTACCCCTCCAATCTTTTCCAAGGACTATAGCTTTTACAGCTCCTGCTGATGGATGTTTTCTTTTATCAAGAAAATTACCTAGTTCAGTAAAAGTTCCTTGACTTTTTCTGCCAAATAATCTTAATCCTAAATCTATAGTAGTTTGTATTCCTGCCCAAGGGTCATATACTCTGCTGTATCCATTATCTAAACGAATAACTAATCTTCCAAAAGTCCATTTTTTATAATCCATACCAATGTAAACTTTATCTTCATCATCTACAGACAAAACAAAAGCAAACATTAATCCCATTCTTAAGCCCCAAAATGCCAAACTATCTTGAATTAATCTATTTCGTAATGCTTTATTTTTAAAAACAGATGGTCTTAATAATTGAAATGGAGCTTGTATTCTTGACGCAGTAAATCTAGCAGATGTTAAAATAACATTTGCCATTCTATAATTTTCTTTACTTAATCCTTTAACATTTCCATATCCAGTCATAATATTTATTGTTTTACATACTGCTTTTACTTCTTCAGGACTAGGGTCTGGCATATTTTCTAAATAACTTTTAGCAGCATAAAATCTAATTAAATTAGTCCCTGTTACTTGTGATCTAGCAAATCCATCAAACACTTTATTTTCAATAAGATTATTTTGTAGTATTTCTTCACGTTGACCAAAATCATCGCCTTCTTGAACAATTCTTAAACCACCATCAATTAACATTTGATAATCAGGGTCAGATTCTATAGTAGCCATTGCTCTATCAGCATTGACTTCATTAAATGCTCTAAATGATTCTTTAAAAAATGTCATTCCATTTTTACTAAAAGCTAGTCTTGGATTGCTAATAACAAAACCGCCTTGTCTAAATAAATGACCAACATCAAAAGTTAATTTTAAACTTCTAAATGTATCCCAATATTGTCTTGCCCTAACTAATCCATCAGGAGTATTTAGTAATTCTATTTGTCTATTAGCCTCTCTTTTTAAACGTCTTACAGTAGCTTGTTTTTCAATAATAAGTGGATCAGTTTCAGGTTTTCTTTTAGAAGGTTTTTTAATTTTTTTATTTAATTTTTCTAATAAAATAGTATTTTGTTTAACATTTTTACGTTTTTTAATTTCAATTTTTAATTTTTTTATTTGTCTTATAATAGATAATTCCTCTTGTAGATCACTAATTCGTTTATCTAACTTTTTAGATTTTCTTATTTTAGATACTTCTGTTTGTAAACTTTGAATCATTGCTAAATAACCAGAAGAATCTTCTATTTGAATTTTTTTAATTCTTTTAGATATAGGAAGCACTCCATTAATTTCTGATATTAAATTAAATATTTTATCTTGCCTTCTTTTTATTAATCTTGATGCAGAATTTTTTTCACGTTTACTTGTAGGTTTTGTTTTTATTATTCTTACAGCATTTTCTACTTCATAAAGAATTTTTTCTAAAGATGACATTTCATTAATTTCGTCAGCTTGTGTTTCTTGTTTTTTTATTTCTTTAGCTATTGCTCTAAGATCATCTTTTGTTTTTTTAAACTCAGCATCAGTAATATCTTCTGATCTAACTTTTTCTGCTTTTTTAAATAAATTATCTCTACTATATCTATTTCTATCGATAACTGTACTAAACATTTGTAAAGTTCTAGCAACTTCAGCAGATGCTTTTCCTGCAGCTTCTCTTATAGATAATGCTTCATTTTCTTTTAAATCTCTTAAAGTAGCATTATCTTTAACATTAATTCCTGCATCAATTTTATCTTGTAATAAATCTATTTCGTTAGAAATATTTGCTACAGCCATTGTTAAAGCAGCAACATCTATTTTATCAATAGATTCACCATTATTAATTTTTGTTATTATATCTTCATAAGAAATATCTAATTGTTGTTCGGCAGCTTTAGCATAATTTTCTTCTGTAGGAATAATGCCTTGATCATCTAATTCTCTTACTTGAGCATTTAATTTTTTAGATAAACCAATTTTTTTAGGTTGACCACGTTTAGGTTGCGTTTCTTCTATTTCATTTGGTAATAAAATTTCACTAGCAGACGCAACTCTTTCTGCATTTACTTCTGCATCTACAGGTGTTAGTTCAACTACAGGTGTAGCTTCTGGGTAAACAACAATTTGGTTTGAACCAAATAAATTTCTAAAAGATTTAGGATTTATAAGTTCATTTTGAATCCCTCGTATAATAAATCCATTATATCCTTTACTAATAATTAGTTCTTTTAATTTTTGTGCTATTTCAGGACTTTGATCTAATTGTTCCCTATAACGAAAGGATAAAGATAAATTAGTTCTATCATCATTATTTACTATATCTGGTAATAAATTTGGGTTGTTTTCTTTTAATTCTTTTAATAAAACATCAAATGAGTTGCCATCAAGTTGATATAAATTAGAAATATCTATTTCAGATTTTGTAATTTTATCTCCATAATTAGATGCTTCATTTTTAGTAAAAGCATAATATTGACCTTCACCAGCAGCAGGGGTTTGTGTGCTAGTATATATTTCATCTTTTGTAAAACCTCTTCCTTGATAAACAGTTTTTACATTTTCTCGTTTATACAACATTTCTTTTTTTTGTTTTTCAAGCATCGCAATTTTTTCATCTTCTGCGATTGCTGGTTCAGCTAAAGGTGTTGGTTTAGCTAATTCTTTTTGATTTCTAGCATAATAACCTACACTTCCATCTGTTTTTCCTACCGTTTCACCGCTTACAACAACTTCAAGTGTTCCTGAGGCATTATTAGGAATGTTATTAATTATATAACTTTCATTTTTTAACAAGCTAACTGTATCTAATAAACTTTCTTCTACTATTAACGCATCAGATAATTTATAAGTTCCATCTTTATTTATTTTTTTTCTAGGAATAAAAACTATCTTTTCATCAAAGTTTTTTACTAAGTTTTCAATTTTATTAAAATCATTTTTACCATCTTTAACAACTATAGCTTTTATAAAATTATTATATTCTGCGTTTTCTAAAGATAAATTATTATCTATTAATTGTTTTCCAAGAAAATTTGCACTTCTTTGTTCGCTATTTAAAAGTTTTTGAGCTTGCGTTACAGCATTAAAAGCCAACAAATTTACATCACGATCAACTAATATTTCTTTTCCATTTGAATCAAGAAATTTCGCTGCACCACTTTTATCAATGCTTAATGATGATGGAATAACCTTCATAAGTTCAGATTCAGGCTCTACTGTAGGTTCAGCTACAGTTTCTGGTTCTGCTACTTGCTCTGTAACTACTTCTTCTGTAGGTGTAACTTCAGGTTCAGGTGTAATAGATACATCTTCTTGAGATTGAAATTGTTCTGCAATTTTTGTATTTAAAACATCTAATGATTTTTCAGAACCATTTAAAAAAACATCTTGAGCTAAATTAATTGTTTCTTTTGTTTCACCAAATACAGGATCAGATTTTATTTTTTCTACAAGTTCTTCATTAGAATATTGCTTTCTAATTATATTAACATCACCAAGAGTAAGTATAGAACTTTCTAATAATGCATTTTTTTCAGCAGCTTGACTTTCTTTTAATTCTTGTCCTAATGTTTCAACTTGTTTGTCAAAAAACTTTGTAAATATATCTACTGCTTCTTTATTATTTTTAGCTTGAACAATTTCACCAGCAGTTTTATTATCTATACCCTCTCTTATAAAAGCATTTTTTATTCTGTTTTGTTGTAAAACATTTATTTGACCAAAGGTTCCACCTGCTAATTTACCACCTAAATATCCGTATGCACCATTTTCTATTACTTCATTCCAATTTATTTGATCTCTTGTTCCTATTTGTAAATAAAAAGATTCACCCATTTCTGTAAACATTTCTCCCACAGCAGGTTTTTGAGCATCTAACAAAATTTTTAACTGAGTATCTTTTTTAAATAGTTTACCAATATTTTCTGGTTTAGGTTTAATTCCTTTACCTACACCTAAAGTAACTTTATCAACAGCAGTTCCTATTACACTAAATAAAGATGCGTAACCTGCTGCACGATTAGATGCTATTTCAGAAGCTCTTTGTGGGTCAGTACCTTTTGATATTTCTGCAGCATAATATTCTTGAAACCCTGAATCATAATATCTTGCCAAATTATATGTATAACCTGCAGCAACTCCGACAACTGGTATTGCATATATACCCATCGATGGTATTTCAGAAGCTACTGTACTAATCATACCACCAATACTTTTTCTTTTTTTTTCAGGTACACTTAATATTTTTTCTGTAATATCCTCTTGAGTTTTTGCAAGTTTTTGTAATTTTTCTTCATTAATATTAAGTGTTTTAGTTATGTCTGAAGATATTGTTCCTTTACTAATACCTGTTGCAATTAAAAAAGCAGCTTGAGGGTCTTTTTCTAATGCTTTATTAAAATCTCCACCAGATTCTTCTACTGTTTTAAGTCTTTCTTCTAATGGTTTAATGCCTATTTGTGAAGCAGTAAGAACTCCTCTTTTAACAGAAACGCCTAAAGGATTATTTTGTCTAAAGTTTTGAGAAAATAAAGTCCAAGATTCACTAGGTGTTGGTTGATTTTGAGGTTTAAATCTATCTATTATAGTAATTGGTTTTTGATTTTGTGAATTAACATAAGATACAGTTGCATTATCTCCATATTCATATTTATACTGACCTTCTATTACTGCAAGTGGTGCATTAGTTCCTAATTTAGAACTATAAAAAGATTGTGCAACTAAATCTTCTTCATCTTCTTTTGTTAAAATATTTTTTAAAATAGGTTCTTTTTTATTAGTTAATTTAGAAGAATCAAAATCAGATTCAACAGCTAGACCAGATGATATAGCTTTTAATTTTATTTGTTCTTTTGTTGTACCATCTGGAATATTATTAATAGTTGTTCCATTTGGAAGAATAACATTAAAACTCATTATAGATTATCCCAAATTAATGTTTTTGTTGTTGTTGTTGTAGGTTCTTCAAAAATATTTTGTTTTAAAGCTATTTCTTTAGCAAATGAACCAAATTGTTTTTTTCTAAAAGAGCTATAATCTTCATCTGTTAATTGCCATTTAACAAATTCTTTTAATTTTTGACTAGCAAAACTATCATATTTACTTTGTTTTTGATCTAATATAAAATATTTAAGTGTTGAAAAATAATCTTTAAACTCAGGTGTAATTGATATTGTTACATCTGTTTTTTTACGAAGTCCTGTTGTGTAAGCAATAAATTCTTCATCATTATCTAAATTTTGTTCTGCATAATTAAGTGCTAACATCATAGTAACATTGCCTACTTCACCTAAACCACTTAACTCATTTAATATTTTTGTAAAAGCAATTCCATCTTCTTTAGAACCTTTTTCCAAAAGTTCAATAGCTTTTTTAGCATTATCATTTACTAAAGAATAATCTTCTAAACTATTCATAATATTATTATCTATATAACTACCTAATGCTTCATTTTTAATATATAGATTTCTAACATTATTAAAATCAATAAATTTTTCATCATCAAATAACCCATCAGATATATTTTTTATATCAGTTTTAATAGAAGCTCTTTCTCTTTTTGCAGCATTTTGAATTTTTGCATCTAATTCTAAATTAATATCCTGAATAGATGATTTATTAATAATTCCTTCTTCAGCATCTTTTTCTATATCTTTTTTTAAATCTAAATAATTTTGTTTTAAATCAAAAAAACTTAAATTTTGATTATCATATTCATCATTTAAAAATCTTACTTCTGATAAATAATATTTTTTATAAGAATCTTCTATTAATGATTCAACAACTCCCGGTTTTGTTTTACCTTGTAAAGAGTTAAGATCGTCATTACCTTCTTTTATTTTTAATTGAGCATTATCAAAAATAAGTTTTTGTTCTTCTGTATAATCTTTAGGATTAACTCCTCTTAATTTTTGCAACTGTTGTAATCCAGAAATTAAATTATTTTGACCTTTTAAGGTTACATTATAATTACTTTCTTCTGTTTGAAGTTTAAGAAGATTTAAACGCTCAGAAACATTTACTTTTTTACCAAAGTTTACTACATCTAGGTCAATTTGCTGTCTAGCTAACGCAGAAAAACCTTGATCTGATACCCACTTTTCAAACGCCATTTGCTCTGGAATTACAACCTTGTCATATAAATCTGTTGCTTTTAATTCACCTTCAAGTAAACCTTGCTGTTTTTTAACCTCTAACTCGTTTGCCCACTCTTGCTTGTAGGCTTCATATTTAGCTACTTCACCTTTAGCTTTGTGTTCAAAAAAAGCATCAGAAGCATCGCCAAGAGCATTAGCAACCGTTGCTAAAGTTTGAGCATCAGCACCAGCTTCTTGAATCATTGCACTAGCCAACCCACCACCAATAGCTTGAGTTCCTGTTTCAGCCGACACCCCTACTTGTCTGTCATATTTTTTAAGTGAAATAGCCATTATGTGTACATATCCCCTGATAAATTAAATGAAGAACCTCCAAATGGTGTTCTTGTATTCATTGCTAAATAATTTGGCTGTGCAGGTGATGGAGTTTTGGTTGGCATTTTAGATAACGCACTTGCCGCACCCAATACGCCACCAATCATAGCCTGACGACCTTGTGCTTTATATGCTGATGCTTGTGCCTCTGCTCCCATTCTAGCCTGTTGTGCCTGTGTTTCCCCGCTAATCTGTGCAATATCTTGTTGACGTTCTAACTCTAATAAATCAAGTTGCATATTTTTAGCAGATTCAATAAGACTTAGCAAGTCCGTACCTGCTTCTAATCCGCCACGACCCGCAATGCTCATACGTTGCTGTGCTTTGATCTCACGTTGTTGTTTAACTAACTGCCGTGATTGAAAGTCAATAGATGCCTGTTCAGCCTCGGATTGTATCATCGCAACCTTAGCGTTGTACTCGCCAATTTGTCTGGCTTTTTTAGCTTGCTTACGGGCAGAACGACTGCCCATTATACCTTGAGCTAAACTAGCTCCTGCCATTATAAGTGGTAAAGCCATTACGCACCCTCCGCATTAACGTGCGTTGCTATGCTTAGTACCGTCATCGGGTATGGTAAGTCCTGCCGCACTTCTATTAATTTTTCACGCTCATAATCTGACCCCACAAAGAATCTCTGTTGTCCAGTTTTTAAATCAATTACTTGCCCGGATGGGTCTTGTGTATCCGCTACAGGGAATGTTGTTAGCTGTCTACCAGACTCGCCAACCTTAGCACCCTTAGTCTTAAAGAACCGCACAATAATTTTAGCTACAGCTTTAACCCGGCTTTGTGATAGTTTAGCAACAAGAGTTGGCTCGATAGGCATAGGACGCAACGTAGAAGTGTAAGGCAACCCAACAAGTAAAGTACTATAATAATCTGTTGTTGTAATTTTATTGCTGGATACTGTAGCCTCTTCTATAAACGAACCATCTCCAACAACTTGAACCGTTTTTCCTTCAAGGTGATTTAACCCTGTAATCTCATTGTAAACAGCTTGTACTGTTGCACCAGAGCCAAAGCTAAAGTTATAACCATTAAGTACTGTTGAGCCAAGAGACCCCTCCCACCACGGAACATTAATCGTATTTAAAGGATTTAAAACACTACTGCTTAAAGTGTATTGATTGCCAGTTTGTCCTTCTAATAAATCCCAATGGTAATTTTGACCATCAGTTGTAGATAATATTATTTCAGATCCCTCAGCAGAATCTTTTAATACCCATTTATAGCTACGATATTTTACAACATCTCCTACAGGATTTCCCATAACTTCTTCTTGCCAAGATTGTATACCTTCATCAACTAACTCCCAAGTTCCAGAGTATATGCTTGAGCCATCTGCAATAATATTTTGAGGAGTATTATATCGAATGTATGCAGAGTTATCTGTTGCTTTTATTTTAAATGTGTTAGTAGTACTATCAGATACTCTATATGGTGTTTCATTTAGCTGGCTAGATATAGTCCCACTAAGCTCTACAAAGTTACCATCTGAAAATCCGTGTGAGTTGCTTGTTATAACAATATCAGTAGTAATATCAGAAGAGCTAATAGATTTAGCTGTACCGCTGTCCAGTTTTTTACCAGAATCTACATACCAATCTAAATCTTTGCGGGGATGAAACTTCTCAATGCAGTACTTGCTATCTCGTTTTATACAAGCCCATACAATATCTTCGCCACCATTGTGAATAGATGCTGCACTGTAATACTCACCATCTGTATCGATTCTTGCCCACCCACGAACATTTTGCCCACGCTCATAGGTTAGCACACAAGCGTCACCGTTTTCTTTTATGCACCAAATAAACTGGTTAGGTTGCTTTTGAACAAACATTTCAACAATACCAGACTCAGTAATGTCCTCACTAATCAAGTTAAGATCGTTACCAACAAAGGTATCTTCACCCTGCGAATAAACCAACTCACGCACCTTTAGTCCGTCACGTTGCACATATACAATAACATCGTTAGCTACTTCAGCTTGCAATGCAGCAGAGCCGTATGCGTTTTCTACTAACGTAGTAATGTTGTTTTGTGTAATTAAAGAGTCACGGTCTGCCGAACGAATAGATACTGCTGTACCCGCTGTACCCAAGAATAAATATCGTTTGCTTTCCAACCACTTCGGTTCTTCTGGTGAATCGATTGTACGCTTGATTGCATCAGTTGATAGTGTACCGGATAGGAAGTTAAATATTTCACCAAACACAGAAGCAAAAATATCTGCTGGTTGATCTTTAGAACCTGCCATCCATAGTCTGTTTTCAAAAAATTCTGTAGCAGGGCAAAACCCACGATAGGTAGAAAAAGCACCTTCAGACCAATGCAGGGTAGCATCAGGGTCAGCTTGACCTCCTTGTATTTGTGATACTATTGTAGCTGTTGCAGTATTTGGATTTGCAGATTCATCTACTGCTGTAATTTTTACTATACCTTTATGATAAACATTTTCTGCTTCTATACTTGCACTTATAGTATTTGTAGCTATTACAACACTTATTCTTATTTCTGTATTAGCACCTTCTGGTGTATCAGAAGCATATTTAAAATTTCTTGCTACACCTCCAGTAGTATCACCTATAACAACATAATCTATAAAACTACCACCATCTATTCGTCTTTGTATAACAACAGAACCTTTCCAAGTTTCATCTGTTTCAAAAGACCAATTAGAAAAACTAACATCTAATGGGTCACTTTGTGCTGTTCCATTTGAGCTTAGTGTAATTTCTTTTTTATCTGCCGCACGAATATGATCGATAGCCCAATGTGAATCAACGTGACCTGCAAAAAATATTTCTGAACTTGGAGTTAAAGTTACAACACCAGAATATTGATTTCCAGAATTTAAAGTAGAAACATCAATAGTGGTAGATGTAATGTTTACTTCTTGCAAAGGAGGATAAACAAAAGAAATTTCTTCAATAGTAAATGTAGGAGTAATGGTTGCTCTTTTTAAGACTTGAGTTTCTTTTGTAGGACAAGTAAGAATTAATGTATCGTACTTGCGGTTAAACTGAATCTGTCGTAGTTCTGTACTAGTATAAGCAGGTACGGTTCCTGTTACATTAACTACTTGGTCAACACCTGAGTCATCTGTGTAATGTACTTTAGCGTAACTTGTACCTAGCTCTATAACAAAACGAATGTCACTAGAAAAATCAAACTCAATCATACGAGCTGGATTAGTGCCGTCTGGTGTATTTCCAGAACCCGCAAACTGGATAAACTCTGTACCCGCTCTACGTTCTACACCGCCCTGTGGTAATACAAAAAAGTTGTCAAGATCACGACAACCAGTTTTGTAAACCTCTAGGTCATTACGACCATCCATCTTCCGAGATATTTCACCCGCATTGAACGCCTGTGTGTAATTAATAGCCATTAGAATCTAGTATCTTGATGAAACCGTGAAAGTAAAAAGTCGCTTTCTTCCATTTCCCAATACTTGTTTTCTAATGTATCAACGCTTCGGGCTTGTGGAAGTATTACGTTGTTGTATTCTGAAATCAAATTGTTTTGCATTACTTGATCGAGCTGCATAGGAACTGATAGCTTAATAGCTAGGTTCTGCACTACAGCTTGCGTTAGGAATGCGTCTAACGTGTTTACATCTTCAGGTAGGTGTACATAGCATAAATAAACAGTTTCGTAGTTACAAAGGATTGTACGCCCTTCTACGACCCATTCTGTGCGATCATCGTAGGCTTCCTTATCCTCATATACATTAACAACCCGAACGCAGTCGTTAGGCAGCTGGTATTTATATTCAAACTTAAATGCTGGTACTTCCGTTAACCGGGTTAGTTCAGCACGTTTTAATGCACTATTCCACCGATAGGTTCTTAATACTTCTTCTAGTGCTTGGTTAAAAAAGATATTACAGAGCTTTGCACTCTGAACAACCGCTTCTTGGTCGTTTTGATTGATGTCAAGGGAGGCAATGGTGTCTGCTCCAATCTTAAGCAGGGCGTGGTTACATATCTCTACTTTAGTCATACTACCTCCAAAAAAATAAAATGGAGGGCTTACATCAGCAGAGAAGGTTGCTGAAAGCCCCCAAGTTTAATTATGCTTCAGAAACTTGAATCTGAACAACTTTGTCTTCTTCCATACGAACAGACCCGCAACGCATTGCAGAGTAAGCGTAGTAGTTGAAGCGTTTGTCAGCACGTTTCGCAACATCAGTTTCAATGTTGATTCCAACACCTGTGCGGATACCAGACTTGACCCAAGCAAAGTTAGCACGAACGTTGTCGTCACTAGCAGATACTGAAGGAACGTCAGAAGCAGACCAGCTTAGGTTTGCTACATTATCAGCAGAGTTTACGAAAGGAAGCAAGTTAGAAACAACAATCTTGAAACCATAGAATGTGTCAATAGCACCAGAAACCAATGCTTTAACATTCATAAAGTCAGCAGATGTAGCCTTTTCAGCACCCAACAAATCTTCGATCTGTGTAGGAGTAACTGCCAAGTATGCTTCGTTTAGTGGGTCGTCTAGGTCAACGCCATTCTTCTGCAAGATAGCACGAGCTTCACGAATCTTGTCGATTGTAAGACCTGCGTTTGCTTGCAAGATTTTGTTGCCAGCAGCTAAGTCAGCAGAACCAGCACCAGCTTTACCTGTAGAAGCAGTACCTAATGCACCCTTGATGAACTCAATGTCTTTCTTACGCATCAAAGAAGAAACCTGACGCATAACATACTCAGACTCAGGGTTGATGAGTGTCTGAACCTTATCGAAACGGTCAAGCAACAAACCAACTTCATAGTTAGTTAAGTCCAACTTACGACGCAAGTGTGAAATGCTATCGCTAGGTGAATCTGTGTCTGATCCTGAATCAACTACTGCTGTAGCAAATACAGATCCCAACTGATCGTAGTATGCATCTTCACCAGTTACGGTGTCTTCAAGAGACATACCAGTAAACTTACCGCCTTTTGTTTCAGCAACAAGATCAAGAGTCTTGCCATACTGATTAACAAACGCAGTATCAATTCCATTCAAAAAAGCCATTATAATCTCCTTGTTTTAAGTTTAGGCTCAATTAATTAATAATACACTAATCGGCTCTGATTATCTCACAAGGAGGTCTTGCCTACCATTTAACGTCTGGTTGGACGGCAACTTAGGTGGGTCTTGCGATTGTCCACCCTTCGTTGCATATACCTTTAACATATTATAATTTTATGTCAAGTCTTTTTATTTGTTTTCTTTCAATCTAAATTGCTTTTCACCTAGAGTATTTCTTTTCTCCAGAATGTGGGAAGGAATCTT